CTAAAGTACCTATTTCAATTAATTTTTGCCCTAAAGTTGTAATACCTGATGCTAATATTTGTAAAAAATTGCCAAAAATATCAGAGATATTACCTCCTGATAATGCTGCGCCAAGTGCTTCCCCTACACCAACGCCAATGGAAGTAAAAATATCTTCAGCAAATTTATTTATAGGTTCTGCTATATCTACTTCTAATGTTTTTTTAATTTCAGCAATCTTATCAGTTAATTTCGTTTTATCAAGCATAAAAGCCAAATCAACTGGAATGATGATGCCCCCTGCTAAATTCTTCTCTATATCTTTATTCGCCTCAACTTTTATTTTCTCAAAAGTTTGAGGGGTAAATATTGGCTTTAATAATCTTGCTTCGCCGGTTAACTCAATGATTAATGGATCAAAACGATTTAAGTTAAACTGTTCAATCAACTTTTTTATTGTTGATTCATAAAAGCCAAATTGTTGCTTCGCCGTATCAGAATCAGGCAGATTAAAAATGTCTGATAGTTTAAATGATACTGAAATATCCTTACGAAGCTTAGCAATTATATCAGCAATAGTTTCAATAGATTTTAAACGCTTTGCCGCACTCCTTTTATCTTCCTCAGTTGCTGCTCTGTTTACTGCCGCTTGCAACTCTCTTGCATCAATTAACTCTTGCTCCTTTTTTAATGTAGCATTGTAAACATCTAAACCAGCTTTTCTTGCAGCATTATAATCTTCTTCAGTTTTAAAAGCAGCTCTAACTATATCATCTAAATTTATTGTAGCTTGTTCTCTTGCCTTAGTTGCTGCAACAAGTTGTTCAGATATTGTAATAAACTTTGCTTGCCTTTGTAAAACTCCTTGCTCCGTTTCATCGCTAAATCTTGCCCTAATATTAATGTCATTTAATTTTAAGGCCTGGTCAGATACATTTATAAAATCATTTAAATCAGTTGTAACATTCTTTAATTCCTCTTGTAAACTTTTCAGCTCAGCATTAAAATCTTTAGAAGCATCCTTAGCTTCTTTACTTCCTCTTGACCATGCCTGAAATCCCATTTGAGCAAATGTAATGGCTGATGTAACCACACCAAATGCCAAGCCAAGTCCTGCCGGACCACTAAGCCCAGCTACTAAAGCTTTCAATGCACCACCTGTACTGCCTGATTCTGCCTTTAATCTTCCAAAGGATTCTACTAATGGATTAATATTGTTTGCAATACCAATGAACCCAAATGGAGCATCTTGGGCAATTCTCGATAAATTGGTAAGGGATTGTGATGCCTGATTTGAACCATTCTGTAAATTGTTCTTTAAAGCATCGCCTGTTTTCTTGGCTTCATTGGCTGTCTTGCCTAACTGGTCACTTGTTTGCTTCAGCCCTGTTTGAACCTTATCAAAACCTTGCGTAGTGACTATTATTTCAATTTCTTCAGCCATCGTTCTTTACTTTTATGTTGTGCCGTTTTAAAATTGCCTCGTATCTATCCTTTGTCATTGGCTCAATTAGCTTCTTGTTTTTCTCATCCTCAGGAAGCGGCCAAAACCTTTCTATCTTTCCTATTGCCTTACTTCCTGCAAAGGATTCCGCCATCCTAAAAGAAGCAAACCGAATTACTTTGGCGTAATCTGTTTGCTTCTCGTTATATCCTTCACACGCTGCATAAAATTCCATTGGCAACGCTGTATAGTATTCATAAACAGTCCATCCCAATTTACCTAAAGCAAACTTTAAATTCTCATAGCTCTGCTCTCTTATGCTTTTTTTTTCTCACCTTCAGACACTATCTCAGCTCCTTGCTTTACCAAGTCCTTCCATATCTGCGTTTCAGTTAAAGCATCAGTTATTTTTTTAACTGTTTGTTCTTTGTCAGGCATCGCATCTACCCAATCACATACATCTTCAAAAGTATAGTTTGCCTCTTCTCTCTTCACATATGTAGCACCCCTCAAACCTCCGTAAATCATGGCATAAAGAAAGCCAGTGTTAGTCGCATTGTCATTATAAGACGCAATGATTTCGATTGCAAGCTGATTAAACTTCAATCCTCTTTGCTCTCCTCCGAGAGCGATTTGAATGTAACTCATGTTTTATTTTGTTTAGGTATAGAAAATAGGTAAGCACTTTTTAAATGCTTACCTTTTATAATCTTATTTATTATGCTTGTATTGTCAATACTGGCTCTCCATAGGGTTGAATTGTTCCGGTAAATGTACCAACTGAATCAAAAGCATAAGTTGAGCTCAACTCAGAAAGATAACCAGTACCAACTTCAATCTCATCTCCAGTTACTGGAGTTTCAGGAGCAATCTTCCATCCGATGGTAGTTTTTGCTCTCAATAATTGACGAAGTGAAGTACCACTGATTTTACCGCTATCAGGATCTTGCAAGTGCTGACCTTCAAAAGAGTATGACAACTCCAATGTGCCTGGTGACTTATCAGGGCCACACGCTGAAGATGCATCAACCACAGTGATAGAATCTTGTTTGCCTACTGAAGTTAAACATACTACAGTATCGTAATCGGTACCACCGGTAGAATCGATGAACAATAACATCGTACCACCTGCTACTTTGTGTTCTGCCATTTTATTTAATTTTTATTTTTTATGAAATTACGAAAATATCTTGTTGAAAAATCAATATCCGAGTAATAAATACCTTTCCGCCCAATTCCCCTAATCTATCCGTCCTATCTGTTTGTAAGCTTAAATTTAGCATCTGCAATCCAAACGGTGAAAGGTCAAGCACACTTGTAGAAGTTGGCTTAATCGCGCTTAGAATGCTTCCAACGGCAGTATTTAATGTCTTGCTGTTATTGTATTTATATTCCCACGAATGAATTGATATTTGTATCGTTAAATTAACATCCGTTGAATTATCTGTAGAAGTTTCTGTTGATGTCGCATCACTCAGAACCGCATAAATCTTATGCTTCACATCGTCCGGCTCTTCTCCCTCAAATACAGGAATATCTAAAGCATCAATAGCTTCATAATAAACCTGCAATATTGCTGAATTAACATCTACCATTACTTAAATATAGCTTTTATATCTTTAATTAACAAAGGCAAATTTTTATTGACCGATGGATATAAAAATGGCTTTTGTTTAATGCCTTTTATTAGAATACTTCTTGCGATTGGATAAGCCGCCTTATCATCAATTCCTTTTCTTTTACACCACGCCATAATCGATAAAAGCATTTCTTTAAATGTCCCACCTGCACTGCCTTTAAATGTTGCAGCATATTGCGCCCAATCGGATGGCAATGTGCTTACATAACTTGCGGCAAACTTTCTCGTTCCAAACTCTATGTAAGCAGCATATTTAGCAGTAGCTACTACCTTAGCATATCCGTTGCCATGTGATGGGCTTATGCTTCTTAACAACGCACCCTCATCAGAACTATTAGCACTCACCAACTGCTTCGCATCCTGTGCAGTCCTATTCGCCCAATCCTCCAAAGCCGCATTAACACCAACTTGCGTTTCTTTTGCAAGCTCGTCAAATTTCTTTATCAATCCATCCAATCCTTTTACTTCTAACTGTACCATTAATAGTAAATTATTGTTGCGATTTCATTTGGCTCAAAAAATGTTGTAAATGTAAATTCACCTGTTGCCGAGTTATAATAAACCTCTTTATCTACTGGACCTGGTACCGTTATAATCACCATCTGAATACCATCCTTGAACACATTAAACACAGATTTACCTATCAATGAATTTTCAGTAAACTGATATTCGCCACCTATTGCAGTATAATTAAATACTTTGATGTTGCCTGTATCCATTGGAGCATCTGAATTTATTGATTCATCTAATTTAGTTGCTAATACCCTTTCCCATTTCTTATGGCCCTCTGTTCTTAATTGTATCTCTGTTATGCGATAAAATTGACTCTCATACTCAATCACATCATTGCTCCTCAATGGTCGCTCTCTTTCATGACGCATAATAAAGACATGGTCATAAGTCCATTGCGATTGCTGATAATCATTGTTTGTGCTGCCTGTTCTATCTTGCGCCTCTGCCCACTTTGACCATGAACCGGTTAACACAGCAACAAGCCCACCAAATTCGTTTTTTGATGTAGTGTATCTGTTAATAGTAACTCTACGATTTAATCTATACACGTCTATAAGGATTTAAAAGCATTTTAGATATAGGGCTTATTCCATCAACATTCTGCGCTCTGTTATCGTACATGAAATAAATCTGATTTAATAAAGCCGTCTTTAACACATCAGGCAAAGTACCAGGAGCATAACCACAAGTGTATTCTGCTACAATTCCCTCTTCTCTTGGATGCTCTAAATACTTAAATGCATTTCCGTAGATTTTATACGTCTGATCTATTACTAAAGCATTTCCTTCTTTATCCTCTATAGAAATCAAATCAAAGTCAGGGCAATATGGAAAATAAATATTCCCATTACCGTTATTCATAGTTGCAACGACATAATGCGGAACAAAACCAACTCCAGTATAAGCTTCACAGTACTGACGCGCAGCAATGATTAGCGATTGGATTAAAGTATCATCAGTACCAATGTCAATTTTACAAAAATCCTTTGCCTCAGTTAGTGTAACCGGCTCCGTTATATTGTTATCTAAAAATTGAATATCAGCTATTGAATTATATACTACCATTGTTTTGATTTTAAAAAGCCCCACCCAACATGGGCAGGGCTTTTATTATTACTAACTCTCAAACATTATTAGAATTCGTAGAAGATAGCTGAAGTAGGCAACATCAAGTTGATTTCTTCTTGGCACTCGATTCTTGCAGTAATCAAGTTCTTAGTGAAGTTATCAGCGTCATCCATGCTAAATTCAACATTTAAGCTTTCTGTTTCAACTCTCTCGCAATAGTCAGCATCGATAATCAATACTGTACCTGCAGTAGCCCATGAAGCAGAAATAACTGGAGTACCCATGATACTTACCGCACCTGAAGCAACTGAATCAACACCGGCAGCACCTGGATAGTAACCGTTAGTTAACAACACCTTATTGATAGAAGCCAAAGTGATTGGATTAACGATTGCAAAAGATGCATTGAAGTTAGCAGCTTGTTGGTTAGCAATTAAGTCCATGATAACCTCTACTTCGTTTGTTCCTGTAGTTGTGTTAGTACCTGTAGCGTCACCTGATACAGAAGCAAAGAATAAAGCATTCTCAGCTTTGTAGAAATCTCTGCTCATCAATCTTGGTAAAGTTGATTGCATATATGGTAATTGCTTAGCCATTTGCTTAGAGAATCTTGTAAAACCGGCGATGTAATTCTCAACGATTCTGATTTGTGTGAAATCGTAGTCGATTTGAGTTTTAGATGAACCTTCAGTTTGTACGCTGATAGATCCTTCAGAACCAGTTTCGCGATATTGTACATACAATCCTGTAGGACTTACAGAAGTAGGAACCAAATCTCTAAAGTTGATTTTTTGTGAAGGCAATATAGCTTGACGAGAAGAGTATGATTGGTATCCGCTCAAGTTACCATCAGGCAACAAGTTTACGCCCAAAGTCATATTTCCTACTGCTTTCAAATCTATTTTAACTGGAGAACCTTTTTTAATGTTCTCAATAGCTGCATGATTTTCTTTCATACCTTCAGCAAAAGCTTGGCCGAATGTTGGTTTGTTTTCCATTGTATTGGATTTAGAAGTTTTTACTCTTGTTTGTAAAGCATCAAAACCATCAAGCAATTTAGCTTGCTCAGATTTCAATGTTGCGATTTCTTGTGCCATAGCAACTACATCGGTAGTTTCTGATGATTTCAACTCATTGATTTTTGCATCAACAGTATCTACAACAGATTTGATTTGCTCAGCAATTTCTCCTTTAGCTTTCTCTGAAATAGAAATCTCTAATGTAGATTTCAATGATTCCAATTCAGCCATTAATTCGTTCTTTTCCATATAGGATTAATTTTTTGATTTTAGATTATTATTAAACTCTTTCAATGCATCTATGATACTGGTATCCGGCTGTGTGATAATCGGCACAGTGTTTTCTTTAATATCTACGATGTATTGTGCAAGTTGTTTTGAATGTAATAGCAACATCTGAATCGTGTCATCTGTTGCGTCTGTATTACGGCAGAACTTCTCAATGGCTGCTGCCTTAGCCACTATCATATCAACATCTACATCCCCCTTACTCTTTAATGATGTGATTGGAGTAAGAGGATTAGCTCCCCATGCTGTTAAGGAGCTGCCCTCATACAATTTTATCTCAGTAATCTCAAACTGCCCTGCAGATGGATTCTTAAGATAGTTTTCATAGGACTGAATCTGATTGCGCTTTATTATTTTAAAACCGATTGAATGCTCTGTTATTAATCCACTTTCCACCATCTTTATAAAATCCTCACCGCCCTCATGACTTCCTATTTGTGATTCATATGCCAAGCCGTAAGTATCCTCCGTTAATGACATCAACTTACCTAATGGCAAAGATGGATCATGATTCAGTAGATGCTTGATTCTCGGCAAGCTTGATTGAGGCCCCTGTTCTTTGATTGTTTTTGTAAATGCACCTGGTCTAATGATATCTCCATCAGCATCCACATTATTAAACTTTGAGAAGTAACCAGTGACAATGCCCTGCTTAGGATCTAAATCCATAATCTCTGCACTTAGCACATCATCCTTTATGTTGTATATGTTACTCACAGTATAAAATTAACGAAATTAAATTAATATACAAAAATCATCTTCTTAATATTCTGCCTGATGAATCCCTCTTCGCTTGGAAGGCAACAGTGCACCTGCAGTTAACCACCTCAATAGCCGGCACTGGTAAATTGTTGGGCTGCGTCCTTACTCCAGGTTGCATCATAAGTATAGGCCCCTGCTTAGCATTATTCAATAAGAATGGCTGCTCAATCGATAACCTCGTACCATCTACCGCCCTATGGTCATGTCTTGTCCTCTTATCTTTTACCGCAATCCATATCTTCTCCATTTGGTTCCCTGATTCTTGAGCATATATCATAGCCGCACCATTGGCACTGGTAACTGTTTCTGTTCTTGCTATTCTACGAGCTCGCATTGCTCCTAACTCAGAGTTAGTTAGCAACTGCTTCACAATGTCATCAAAGGACGCTCCAGTTAGTGCAGCATCACCTAATACTTTCTGTATTACGAATCTTGTATAATCTGTAATCTGTGCTGCATCATTTAATAAATCAATGCCATAATATTGGCGCATTAACTCCACAATCCTTTCATTGAATCCCATTGAACCGGTTACAAAGTTATCATCGGCCTTAAAGCTTTGAGCTCTTGATACTCTTGCCCATTTAGGCCCTACGGTTGTATATAATTGCATCAGCACATCATAGATGGGGAAAATAGGAATGGTCATTAAGTTTTGTGTCTTGATGTAATAATCAACTTGAATCTTTAATGCTTTTACAAACTTTGGAGTAAAGTACTTCTCATGCCTCTGTTGAAAGCCATTCCATTTGTTCCAATATTGTTGCTGCTCTTGGCTTGTCATACATCTATCGTTACACTTATTCCAAGTGATTGAGGATTTAGATTGTTGGCTACTATCTTCTTCACCTGGTCACGCTTCCAGTTATTTTGGTCTTTTTTTCTTGGGCAAGATGGTTCCGGTAGCAACTCTATCAACATCATGCTGACCTTCTTTGTAATCATCGCACTTATCGCTTCAATACTTTTCTCCATTACATAGGCATTGTAACATCAGGAACTATGGCCAAATCATTTAATAACTGCTTGCCGCCATCGATTAAGATTTGGTCCATTAACGGATCAGCTAACTCTTCAAAGTCCATTATATCTCTTTTCTCATTAGGCGTTATCCACCACATTCTATCCAGTGCCTCAGCTTGCGTTTTCATGTCTTGCTGCAATGCAGGTATATTACTCAAATCAATCTCCACTGTTCTTCTAATCCTATCATTGAACATCGGTATAATAGAACTTATCAACGCATCCCTGAACAAATAGATATTTGGCAAGATGCTATTTGTGTACAGCATCTTCTCCGCTGTGCTCACATTGTTAAATGTCGAGCTATCTTGGTTGTTCAATAATATCTCAGGTAACTTATAAGCATTGCAAAGCTTAGTAAAATCAATACCCTGTAGATTGTTTACATCCATATCAGCCAACGACAATCCTAATGGCAAATATCCCATCTCACCTGCTGCGAAGTATGGCGCACCTTTATTACTGCTGTTTCTTAGATAGGATGCAAAATCATTCTTTCTTTGTCCTAATGTTTCTATAGCCATAGCATCCTTCTCATACACTATACCAGGTACTCCACCATTCTGCATTTGGCTTACTGATGCATTCATACCGGCATTCAATCTTGTTATCCTTTTATTCAATACTTGCAATGGACTAAGCCCTCTCCACTGCAAACCATTTACAATGGTAGGATTGTAGTACTTAATATGGATAATCTCATCAGGAATAAATGTGCCATCGAATCCCATATCAAAATACTTATAACCAATCACACGCTGAGGAAATGCCTCAGAGATTATTACCGTAACATTTTGGCTGTTCAACGAATGCAGATAAATCTTCCCTGCATTAGGTCCCAACTCAATCATTTCTTTGTACAAGAACAGCTCCCCATTGATGTATAGCTGTGAATAATATTTAATCCTATCAGCATAACTTATGCTATCAATAAACTCTACAAATTTGTCATTTCTTGGCAAATCTTGTAATGCTTTTCTGCGATAGTATTTCCCCTGTAATGAATCGGCTCCCATCTTCTTGTAGCTCTTCATTGCCGGCTCATCTACTATCTCGTATCCAAACATTGGAATCCTCGCTGCTGTGTCTGATAGCAAAGAGATAATGCTATACACATCATCAACGGTTACATAAGTATCAATGTTTTGGATTGTCTGCCAGGTTGGATAAATTGAAGTTGTGGCATTGATGACCATTCCGAGATTGGTCCCCTGAAGGGCCTTAACTTGTTGTTGTAAATCTTTGACCGTCTTTGACTGACCAAAGATTCTATCAATCATTCCCATATGCAAATACCATTTTAGGTTTTAACTCAAATATTTCCCTCATCATAAACATATCCATCAAATCGGGTGAATCCCCATTTAGCTTTACTTTCATCTCATCCTTACCTATTATCCTTAGCTTTCCGTCATGCTCTGCTTTATCTCTTTTTATTGCCTTACGCTCAAACATAAAACGCTGCCTAACGGTCATGGTTGTATCATACATCTTATCGGCCACATTCTTGTTTATTTTCATCCCACCATTAGCCACCCTATTGCCTGTACGATAATAGCACTGCGTCTTTAGGTTAAAGTAATTCTCCTTTATCAATCTACCACTGGCTTCATCCTTTACCGCCATCGCCGCCGCACCTCCGTTAAATGGTACAGCCCCCCTGATAAATCCATCTATATAACTTCCCACGCCATCACTATCATAACAAATATACCGATTATCTACGGAATATCTTTTTGCCATGTTAGAAATTAATTCTATTACTTGCTTGCCATCACTCTTATCCATTATCTCAATATCACATAACTCCATCCCCTCCCAATATCCAACTACTAACTTATTGCTTCCCTTCATTGCTATATCAGCCGTTATGTATCGCCCTGTATTGTTTACTCCCTTTAAATTCTCGAACATTCCCATAAATACATCATGCTCATAAACATCCATTGGGCTATTACTTACCTTCCAACGGCCTTCTAATAACTGCCGCCTGGTATCTTCATCTTGGCTTAGCAAGTTACCAGGATACGAAGGATCATACTCAAGCCCCTTCTTATTGTCATAGATAGAACCGGACACAAATGTAATCGACTTGATAAAGTCCTTTGCTTCCAAGTCCGATGCATCCATCATTGGCTTGATGATATGCTCTGCCTTATCGTACACTTCATCATAGCTATCGCCCCAAATATAATCACTGCCATACTTTATGAAGTATCTTAACTTACCTCTGCGCTCCAATATTGGAAAGCCAGTATCAGTATCTATCCACCAATTAATAAGCTTGTACACCCATGATTCAGGATCAGGATTGCAGGTTGCTCTTACATACGGCTTTACTCCACAGTTGGACCGGTTCCTCGACAGCAGATAAAAAAACATTGATTCAGTGAAGTGCGTTAACTCATCAAATCCTAAGAAAGGTATCTGTGCTCCTTGCCAATCATATTTATTTTTCTCATACTCCAAATGCCGAAATGAAATCTTGGCTCCTGATGGGAACTTCCAATCTAACGAGCTCTCTCGTGGTTCTGCTCCAAGTATTGGATATAACTTTACCGATGTGTCCCATAGTCCGCCCTCATTGCGTATCTGTACACTGGTCCGCCTGAAGATAACGCCACCAAATCCAGGTACTCCAATATGACGCAAAGGATCTAACAGCAGTGCAAACGTCTTGCCCACAAATGCAGCCGCACCTCCTATTACAATGTCTGCTTTAGAAGATAATGCTATCTGTTGGTATCCTATCTGTGGCTTTATTATTTCCATTAATTATCGTAAGGCATGATATCTAAATCATCACGCCCATTATCAGGAAGTTGTATTATCTGAATTGATTCGATTGTACTGTTCATATCAACATCAATTACATCTTTTGGATTCCCAATGGCATGAGCAAAAGCAAACTTAATTAGCGCCGGTTCCCCTGATGCCAATAGAAACTTAAGGCCCTCAACAATACTGCCATAGGTTTGCTCAATGGCCTCTATTGCTTGGTTCCTTATCTGTAACTCTTCTGCCTTTGTCTTTCTTCCGGCTCCTGGTCTTGCGCCGCCTCTGTTACCCATGATGAATTTTTGTTGTTTATTCAATTCAAAGTTACGCATTAATATCATTTAACATCACAACAAATGCCTATGAAGTATCTTTGTATTACTATGAAAAATATACTTTATATCGTATTTGCAAGCTTCACGCTGACGGCTAAGATATGTAACGCACAGTGCAGAGATATCTACGGCCATAAGGTTGAATGCCCAACAATGGATGATAGCTTGATAGTTTACAACAATGCTTTAAAGGTTTACGAGTACTATGAAAATAACCCATCATACAGCAAGA